GAATGTGGCCAAAGAAACGGCCACAGCGCCCCACCCCCCTCAACCCATTGATACCGGTTTGCCATACTCTGCTAGCACTCGCCCTCGCTCTCCTTTGTCTCTCGATGATGCATAGTCTAAATCCTTCTTCGTTCCTAAACTCGCACCCACAAAGTCACTCTTTACCTCTTCGGTTGTAGGGGGCCTATCTATATCCTCACCCAAATCTTTCACTCCTTTCTTGGTCACCCCCGCCGCTCGGTTTCCCTGTATAAACTTCTCACTTTGGGTGAATTTTCCACCACCTGCTTTTATACCTGAGTTGCGTGCTTGCTTCACCGCAAGACCTTTTAGTTTAAGGCCAAACTTTTGAATGATTGACGTGAGTTGCTGTCTCGCAAACTCCGCTGCTCGCTTCGCAGTCAGTTTACCACCGAGGCTCATGGCCGCTCTTAATGCTGCCCTCGCTCCGGCAGCAACTGCTTTCCCTATCACTGCTCCTGCCATTTACATACTACCATCATTTTCTTCCTCTACCTCATCCAGAATAATCCTCTCCTCAAATCTCACATAAAACCGCTCTCTGATTGGTTTGCTATTATCCACATATAAAAATGAATATTGCTCTTTCGTTGCTATATCATATACGGCATCAAACACCGGTATATCCACCACTTGCTCCTCACCTATTTGCGTCTTCTCTTTATTGTTACATTTGAATATCATCATGTGACTGCTATTCAACCTCACTGCTTTCGGTGTGTGCTTGTATGACTGCGTGGTGAGTATGAGACTGATTTTCCAGTGCCTGGCTGAGAAGAATAATTTAACTAAAAGTGACTGCTTACTTAGAGGCATATGAGCGATAAGGTCGTCAAATACTAGGAGGATGTGAGGAGCCTTCGTCTTGCCGTATCGTTTGATGATGTCTTTTTGGTCCTGCATTATCTCCTGAATTGCTGTCTCATCGAAATCTTTAAATACATGCTCCTCATCTAACTCTACCCCGTGCATACTTGGGTCACCGAGTTCATAGGTAGGGCTGAATAAAAATATGTTCTCCTTTAATATCCTCTTGTATCCAAACTCCTTACGAGCCAACATGTTGCCTATGGTCAAAGTTTTACCACTGTGCGAGCAAGCCACCAGCAAAGCACGAAATGGGAGTTTAGGGAGGGGTTCGGGTATGGTCTCATTCTCTTTATACTTCGTGTCCTTGTCAGTGAGTTTCTCAATCTTGAGCGACATTTATATTATATAATTATTTATGCTCTGGATGTTGATGCTCTTGGGCTTATCGGTGGGGTCACCGAACCTGCTGTCCTGGTTTTCTCCCATCCCTTACCCTCGCCTTTCTTTATTGCCTTCATAATTTTTTCACGGTGTCTTAAAGTGCCAATCCTTACATTAAGGTCTCCACCCTTTGGCCCCTCGCCTATCAGGGTAATCGTCTTTGGCATATCCCTTGTTAATCTCTGGAATTCTTTGGTATCACTTTGTCTGGTTCTTACTGCTTGCGCGGCCCTCGTCTCGGCTGGTGAGTCAGACGATTCTGCCATAGATGATGCCATAGATGATGTTGCTGATTCAAGGTTTTGGAATATACCACCTGCTATACTTTCGGTTGTTCGCGCAATCTGCAACTCTGGTGGCAGAGTGGCATCAATGCTTGTGCCGACATCTTTGGGTGCACTTGATGGTATTATGATACGACCCTCACGTTGTGTCAAAATATCGTTCACCTGTCGCATTCGGTCTCCTGCTTGCTCTGGTGTCATGCTGAGTTCCTCAGCATAAGTCCTTATCAATGGGAACAATTGCACACCCTTGCTTGTCAAAAGATTGACTGCTTCGGGCAAATCTTTCACGGGTGTCATTGGGTTGAGCAATGCTCGGACAGATGGGTCGTCCAAAATTGCTTGTGAACCGCCCACGGAGCCTGGTGTAATTGCTTGTGATGAGCCTGGTGTGACTGCTTGTGAATCTGAGTCCATGTAGCCTCGCATAGGTGTGGGCGCGAGCATACTTTGCTCTCTTGGTCTATCCGGCATTCTTGCAATCAAACTGCCTAATGTGCTCCGACTTGCATTAACACTCTGCTGCAATTGACTAATACGACTATCAAACTGCAATTGATTAATACGACTTTCATAGTCGTCATCAGCATCACCCTGCTGCAATTCCTGCTCCAATTGACTAATACGACCACCAAGGTCGTCACCTTGAATCTCAGTTCCAATATTTGGGTCTCTTCCATCCACCAACAAGTCACTCGCACTGAGGGCGCCTGATGACCCAAAACCAAACCCTGGCAACCGCCCTGGTGACCGTCGTCCTAAATCCAACATTGCCCGTCTTTCTGCCTGCTCTACCGTCTCTCCTGGCAGCCTCGGCGTTGACGCTATACTCGGCGTAAAAGCACTTCCAATGCTGGTGCTGGATGCACTCGTAAGCGCGTCATAAGGACTGAGACCCATATCCTCTATTGTTTGTGCGTATGTTGCATTTTGTCGGCCGAAATAGTTCGCGAGTTCAACTCTTCGGTTCAACTCCTCTCGCATAATCGGATTATTGATTGACATATCACCACGTGCACGCGCCATCTCATATTGCTCGCGCAAATACAATTCACGTGCTGATAAAACCCCGTCACCCGAAGCCGGGTCAGGAGAGCGAAGGCTGGCTTCGTATTCAATGTTTTTATTCTTCGTCTGCTGAACCCATTGCTCTTTGAAAAACTTATACATCAATTCTTCCAATGTCTCTTGCTTCATGATAGGCATCAACTTCTCCTCTGCCTTTTTCCTCTGCTGCAGCAACTGATTCTGCATTACGATAGACTCCACCTCTGGTGTGATGTGCCTCATTCGGCCGAAAAACTCCTCTGGTGTCTGCTCTTTTTGCGAAGTCATCTTCTCGTAAAAGGGAAAGGGGAATTTGATGTTCTGCCTCACTGCTTCCACCTTGTGATACACAGGGCTCTCGTAATCAATAGGCTCGGTGCCGTATTCAATTCCGCTCGCCAGCCACGGGTCATACTCTCCGCTGTAATACTTGTTTTTGAGAGTCGTCATCTTTATATTGTCAAACGATATTATTTTGCATACTTCAGTAGGGTGTTTAGCCATTCATCACCAGGCCTTTGCTTACGTAAATACACCGGGGTATCATCTATCATATACATCTTTTGCTTGGGATGCTGGGGTGCTGCATCATACTGACGTGGCTGCTGAGGTGGACGCTCCGGCACACGTGGATGTTCCGATAATGGCTCTCCCATTTCCTCCATTGAATACACTACGTTCTCTTTCTTGGCTTGCTCCTCTCGTTCCAGTCTCTCTATCGCCTTCTGCCTTTTTAGTTCCGCTTGCACTTGTCGGGCGACACGTGCCTCAAAGTCCACCTTGCTTGCGAGTTTGGCCTCATCTACTCGCTGTGTGTTCTCCTTGATTGTCACCCGCTTTGGTTTAGTCTTGACTGGTGCAGCCTTGGCTAACTTGGCCTCCTCTCGTGCTTTGGCTCGTGCCTCGGCCTTCGCCTGCTTCTCCTTCTCTGCCTTCTCTTGTTTCTCTCTCTTCTCTTGCTCGGCGGCAGCCTTCTCGGCTTCCTTCTCGGCTTTCAGGGCTGCCTTCTTCTCCCTCGCTGCTTGCAGTGCAGCCAACTGCTTCTCGCTTCGTGGCCTCTTCGGCTTCGCTGGCTCCGGCTCAGGAGTAGGCTCCGGAGGAGTGGGCTCTGGCTCCGGTGTGGGCTCCGGAGGTGCAGGCTCCGGCTCCGGAGGGGCTGGTGGTGTGGGTGGGCGCTCATCAGGCTCCGGCTCCGTGACTGGTGTGGGTTCGGGTTCGGTGGGTGGTGCCTCACTCTCCAGTGCCTTTGGTAATTTTACACGACGGGGCATTCCTCTATAAATATCTCTTCAGATTATAATAATCTCTGTAGATTTCTATAGCATATATGTCAATCCAAACGTATTCCGGACTGCCTGCGCATTCGCACGAGACCATAAATGAGACCAAAACATTATACTCGGAGTTCCATTCGCAACTCAGTCACCTATACAATGACCCTGACTTTGAACGTTTATTGATTCCCAAGTTGGAAGACTTCATGAAGTTCGATGTAAAAAACAACTGTCACCCAATACACTACACTATGAATCAGCATTTGGCAGGTCGAGAAGCAGACCTGGATGAGGCTGCATATCTGCGGGCTGCTAACCATCTTTCGGATGAGGAAAGGCAGAAGAGACAGCAGAGTCTGGTCGTTCGTGAACTTGAACGGCAGGCCGTGTTTGACAAGTCAGCCGACATGAAGGAGAGGCTTGCACGTGAAAAGAATTTGTTGGAAGAGTATATAGCAATTGAGAATGCCGCAAAGCAAGCAGCAGATATTGAGAGAACATCAGGAGTATCGGAAGAGCACGGGCGGGAGGATAACGGATGCGAAGGAGATGATAATTGTGATTCCGCAACGGAAGGGGTATGAGGCCTCGGTAGAGTTGGCTCATGAAGACATTAAAAATGTCACAAAGAAGGTTAAGCACATTAGCAAACTGTCGCCATACAAGTGCTACGGCGCATAATTTTTTATCTCCCATCATTTCATAAAGGATGTCTATGCTCGAGGATAAGAACCACGGCGCTCTTAGCGAGGTCGTTCCAATGGCTCTCCGCTACGAAGCAGGCCGGAAGTCTTCCGTGATTACCCAGCGAAGCACGGTCAAATACTACCCCACCACTGGCACAAGTGTCAGGAGCGACCAGTCCCGCACCACCATCTTTAGGCTGTCGGCATCCGACTTCCTTGACCCGCGCACTGCTTGCCTGCAGTTTCGCCTCTCCGTAGGTGATGCGAAGATTCGTGTTGAGGACCTTTACACATCTCTTATCCAGAGCATCACGTGTGTGATTGGCGGCGTTGAGACATCACATGTGGACAACTTTGGTGAGGCTTTTAAGATAGTTAGTTATGCCTCTTGCCCCGAACACATCTACAAGCATCAGTGGAACACCACGATGGGCGCTTACAAGTATGCCCCACGCAACAGATTTGTTGCACGCCAGAACGCAGGGACGCACGCAGTTGAACTTGCGGGCGCAGGGCAGACTGATGTTCAACTCGGATGGGTTCAGGACAACACCTCATACCCTTGCACAGCAGATGAGAACTACCTTTCACGTCAAATGGATGCTGATGGAAAGGTCGGCGTCGTTGTCAGCATTCCCCTTGCTGAGTTGCTTGGTGAGTTCCGAATGAAGCAGTTCCTCCCCCTGCTTTTCCTCGGTTCAATTGACATCACCATCCAGTGGGCTGCCTTTGAGAAGGCCTGCCTTGTCGGTCAAAATCTTGAAGTGGCTGCTGGAAGCAAAGCAATTACTTTCTCTGCTGGCGATGTTGCTGCAGCAAACCGCTTGTATCGCTGCGATGACCTGTGCATCCACACCGACCTCGTCTCGCTTGACCCCACCTATGTCAAGTTGCTTCAGGGTCTCGTTTCCTCGTCTCCGCAGGGTCTCGTGATGCCATACGAGTCATACAGCACATTCAACAAGTCCTTCCAGGCCAGCGGTGGTGTTGACTCGCTTTACATTTCTAAGGGTGTGTCTTACCTCAAGCGTATGTTCTTCGCCCTTCGGCCAATTGCTCATGTAGCAAGTGAGTTCGCTGACAAGTCAAACTTCAAGATGGCTGATGCTCACGTCTCGCACCAGATTGAGGTGGGCGGCCGTCTCTTCCCTGAGAACCGTGTCACTGATTTGACGACTTGCTATGTTGAACTGCAGAAGGCCTGTGACCAGCAGGGTAGCGTGGATGCCGGTGGCATCATCAACTTTGAGAACTATCGCGGTCTTTATCCTGGCGCTGTGGTTGATGCCGCTGGCCCTACCTACATCATTGGAACCGGTGCACCTACTATCCAGGACCAGCCACAACGCGAAACACCACAGTGTTTCATTATGGGTCAGAACTTTGAGCGCGCTCTTGGTTCCGGCGGCTTGCTTTCTGGTCTCTCGACCAAGGTGTCTGGCTATTCGGTTTTGTTCAACATCGAACTCAAACAGGCAGCGAAGCACGCAGGAGGCGCTGACCAAGTATACCTTGAGCCCAACAGTGCCCAATATAACCAGCAACTTCAACTGCTTGCCGTTATGCACCACGACCGCAGTATGGTTCTTCGTGCCGACGCTATTTCAGTCTCCGAGTAATTTTAAATCATCTGTCAATATAAATATGGCTTTGTTCCAACCATCTTTATATTGGATTTCGTCAAAGGATGCAGCCGAGTGGACCGACCAGGCTCAGGATGCTATTACAAGTCAAGCATTTCACACCTATTTAAATGGCTTGGTTCCGGGTGCTACGGACGGCACCACCGTGTGGGATTATACACGCAATTTCAGCAAGATTGCACTTGCTTTACCCGAGCCACTACATGAACCGATTGCTATGCGCATTAATAAACTTGGCCTACCGGACAGCATCCCCACATTTAAGGAGGCAAACCGAAGGCTTGACATCATCGCCATTAGCACGACGGCTGGTGTGAATGACCTGACTTTTTCGGTGAATATGGACATCAATAAGAGATACATCTCAGTTGCCGAAGTGGCCACCGATATCAACACACAACTGCAAGCACAAAGCCCGCAGTTCTCCTGCACATCTGATATTGCCACCCAAAAAATTACACTGGTGAGTGCTCACCCTGATTACTCACTGCGAAACAGAAATGCAAACCCTAAATTAGGCTTCACGGGTCCGTTGCTGGTGTTTGGCAAAAATGTGACTGGAAATGCTCCCGTTAATCTCACGCCGACTATGTTTGTATATGTGCGAAGCAAGTCATTCGGCCGGACATCGGCTCAAATATCGGGAACTGGTGACCAAGACATCGTTGCTCAGATACCTTACCAAGAAAATGTATCGCATATCGGGGGCAACATGTATTATGAGAGCAGCAAGGATGCTACCTTTATCAACCTCGTAAAGCGTGTATACCAACAGTTGGACTTTGAACTGCTTGACGATGACAGGGAGGTAGTGAGATTGCTCTCACAAGACTGGAGTATGGAGGTTTCCTTTTTATATCGCCGATAAATATAAGGAGATGCGTGTGGTCTTGAATTCAAAGCATAGAGAGGGTGAGAGTAGTGGCGATTCTCCTCTTTGGATATTGAATAGGCCTATCTCCAATGTTGGAGCATTCACAGTTCGGCAATGTGTAATTCCTAATACTATGTATAGTTTCACCACAAGTGACAACACTATGACTATCAATGGTCAGACTTTAAGTATGCCGACCGACCAAAGATACACCACCATGGAGGTGTTTATTCAGGATTTCAATGCAGCCGTGCCGAGTATTAGCAACGTGACCACACTGCGTGCGACTATGGACACAGAGCGAGGTAAGTTGACCATCACTTATAATAGCAGCACTGCGATTACTATTAATGCCGCCCCTCGCTTTGGCCTCACGGAGAATATTACCGGTGCGGCATCTGCAACCGGTAGCATCACATTTGACAGCATATTCAGTTTAGTGCCTCTCAAAGTGGTAAACATCAGGTGCCCGAGGCTGCTGAGTGAGGATTATCGCAGCACGAGAGGCTTTGAGAATATCATTGCAACCATCCCGATGTATGGTGACTTTGGCTCGCTATCAGTTCATCAAAATGAAGGTGAGGATTTTATGGGGCTGACTGCTGGTGGACATGTAGATAGGTTGCAGATGACATTATGTGACGGAGATGGTCGGCCGATTAGCCTTAATGGTGCTGACTGGTTTATTGAGTTGGAGTTCCGACAGGCTTGAGGCTTCTCTCTTTTCTCTCTTTTCTCTCTCTTCTCTTTAATAAGAGATGATAGTGAAACCATACACCGGCTCAGCCGAGAAGCGGTATACTGCTACTTTTAAGGACGGGAAGATAGTGCACTTTGGGCAGCGAGGAGGGAGCACGTATATTGACCACAGTGACAAGGAGAAGCGCGCTGCATACATTGCTCGTCACAGCAAAAATGGTGAGAATTGGAGCAATCCCAAAACGGCCGGCGCATTGAGTCGCTTTTTGCTGTGGGGTGACAGCACATCGCTACGCACCAATATCGCATCATTCAAACGGAGATTTAATCTATAGGATTTATAAAGATGGGCTTTCAAAACCTTTTCGGCTCTACGTCATCAAGCAGTGGGCTTGTTGATTTGACTAACTATTACACCAAAAGCGAGGCCGATGCTCTCCTCACCGCAAAAGCGAATCTGACAGGTGGGAAGCACGTAGCCGGCGAGGTAACCGACCTCGCTATCACGACAGTGCATACGGTGACCAACAACACACAGCGTGATGCTCTTGTTACCGGTGGAAATATCCAAGCCGGAGATGTTGTTATCGTGACAGACACACAGATTACCTGGATATACAATGGCTCAGGCTACCAGCAGATTGATGCTACCGAAGTGTCGTGGGACAATGTGAAATCCAGTGCAAACAAGTCAGCCACCACCAAGTTTGGCGAATTAGACACTGCGATTGCAGCCAAAGTTACGGCGACTGGCACGAGTGGCAACTGGATGTTTTTGAATCAGGGCTCAAACAACACGACACAATACGTTAGCATTGACATCAAAACGGCGGGTGGCACTGGAACCTCGCTAATTGCTCTGGATGGATATGCAAACGACGGCAGCAAACTGAATTCGTCACGTAGTGCTGTGATGGGCGGGAGCAGTAATGTGGGCCATTATGTGCTCAAAAATTTCTTAGCCACATCGCCTCTATCCCACCAGTTGAGTGGTAATGACCAAACACTTCAAATTGGCTTTGCTCAGACATCAAGCAGTGATAATAATAAGTTTTTGAAGTATGTTCATGGAGGCACACCTATCTGGGACACACCAGCGAGTAGCGGGGGGAGCAGCACTTTCACGGGCCTGAGTGACTCACCGGGCAGCATCACGGCAAATGAGGCAGTTCGAGGGAACTCGGTAGGCAATGGCCTGGAGTTTTTTAATCCTCAACTGATTGATGCAGCCAGTGTCGGCTCACAGGTCTCACTCAAGGGCACCTCGCATAGTGCGACGTCAAACACTATTAAGACACTCAAAGCAGGAACTGGTGTCACTCTAACTACACCTGAGGATAGCAACTGCATTCAGATTAACAGCACTGCTACTGGTGGAGCGAGCATTAACGATGGCAGCATTTCGTCGAGCACGGTTTACTCGAGCAGCAAAATTGACAGCACATATTTGCAGCAGAGCAAGGTGAAGAACTCCACAAGCACGACCGCTGGTGATGTGTATGATGTGAGACATGTAGATAGTCAACTTGCAGGCAAGGCAAACACAAGCCATACACATGTCATCTCTGATGTCACAAATTTGCAAACCAGTTTGGATGCAAAACTGAGCACTACTGTTAATACTCTCGGCACAGGAGGCACGAGTTTGCATATTGTGTCGGGGACACAACTTGGCTTGAAGAGGCTAAATGCTGGTAGCAACGTGACCATAGGCGAAAGCAATGGTGACATCACGATTGCAGCAACTGCTGAGGTGAATGATGCTGTGACTGGAGCAAGCACTACTTACTCCTCGAACAAAATTGTAAATGACTATGTGCCTTACACCAATGTGCACGGAAGCACACGAAGTGGCAGTAACGAAGTCTATAATGCCCCCTATGTTAACACTCAACTAGGCAACAAGTTGGCTACATCGGTGAGCAACTTGGGTTCTTCCGGCATTCAGTTGCACTCTGTGACTGGTCAGGCTTTGAGCCTGAAAACGCTTGCAGGGGCTGGGCTGGCCTCAGTGACGGAGAGTGCTGGGATTATTACTGTGACGGGAAATGCAGACACAAATAAGGCCGATGTGACCTACGTGAATACTCAAGTTGCAAATCTTATTGATGACACACAACACACAACAACAAAGGTATGGTCGTCGTCCAACACTCGTAATGAAATTATTGGACGGGTGGGTTCTTTAGTATCAAAAACCCTCACATCAAGTCAAAACGTAGCCTCTGTGCTAACTACCAGTCAAACGACATTCACGGCTAACAATGAACTTGTAAGTAAGCAGTATGTCGATACACAGGTAGCGAACCTCGTGGACAGTGCACCGGCAACCCTTAATACGCTCAATGAGTTGGCGGCTGCACTCGGCGATGATGCTAATTTTAGCACTACTGTGACGAATTCAATCGCTGCGAAATTGCCTCTCGCAGGTGGAGCATTGACAGGCAACGTGACTACTAACCTTGCAAACAGTGCATTTACCGCTACATCTTTGGTGAGCAAGAACTACGTGGATAATGCTGTCGGAGGAGCAGGAGGGGCGACCACTTTTACCGCTCTCACTGATACACCAAGCACTTTCACCAATGACCGCTTTTTGAAGACCACAGGTAGTGCTGTGGTGGATTTTGAACTAAACAGCAAGACACTCAAGTGGGATTTTTATAGTGCGATAGGTGACCTGCCGGCGGCGAGCAGCAACCACGGTATGCTCGCACATGTCCACGCTGAGGGTGCTGTATATTTCGCACATAACGGCAACTGGGTAAAACTGGCTAACAGTTCGGAACTTACTCCGGCCGTCTCATCTGGTGTAAACCAATACGTGCTGTCAAATGACGGCACAAATCCGGTGTGGATGAGCAGCCTTCAAGCAAGTGCAAACACCGTGAATATTGGAACATCCACACTGAAAAAGTTTGCTACTTGGGTTAGTGGCACGTTTTTGGAATACTTCATGAAGGGTTCACCTAGCAACGGTGATACACTCGGGACGATTGTTTTTAGTGATACTACGTTAAATCAATATACCACAATTGGCGGGAGAGTGGGCGACACGGCATCCGGCGCTCAGTATGGGTATAACCTACTACAGGCAGCGAGAGGCGGGTCTATGGTTGATATAATGCGTGTTGGTAAGACAGGAGCGTCTGACCCACATGACGTGTATGTTAATGGGTCAATGGGAGCGCATGAACTGAAATTTGTGAATCCAGCCACAGGGGCTGTAAAAGGAACCAGTCAGGCATATCCCGTAGAAGCACCCACGACTGCTGGTCACGTGCTCACGGCTGGTGCAGGTGGCACGTGGTCTTGGGCTGCTGCGAGTGGTGGTGGTGGGAGTAGCATTCCGACATCGAGACAACTGAACGTATCAACTGCGACCTCTGGTAACTCATATCAGATTACAGCGGCCGATGGTTCAACTACTTATACCGGAGCATTTCATCTATTTGGTGAGCGCTTCTTTCATTGGATTTTGGAGGAAACTTTGTATTCACCGACATATATCACGGGAAGGATAGCAACTGGTAATGCCAGTTCAGGAGGTAGAAACATATCACCAAGACTATGGATGAACGGTTACCTTGGAGCAAGCACAAATAATTCATCAGACCGGAATGCCTATGGTTATACTTCAGGTCAAACTTCAGAAGAGAATTGTCATCTGGGAGGTCATATCTACATGTATCGTCCATCGTATGCTTATAATTTTACGAAATTATATTGGATAGATTGGGGCGGTCAAGGAGGTTCTTATAATATGAGTGACACAAATTGGACTTCGTCAAGTGAAAGCCGATGGGCGATTATGGCTTCCGAGGACGGAAAGGTATGGGTTACTCTCGCTTGTTTTGGGTCATCAGGAAGCACTGGTTGGTCATACAATGGTGTATCAAGCATAAGCAAAACTGTAAGCACGTCATTCCCATATGGTCTCTCGGCGGGTGGGTATAGCACAAGTGCAAAAAATAATACAATCACATTCAGCAATTCAAACTATTACCAATATTGGATGATAAAGAACATAGATGCAACCGGAACAGCCCGAAAATCAGGTGCACCTTGGTCCGGTGCAAGCCCACACGATATGTTGCGAATAGGTGGAATCCACGAAATTATGTGGGGCTGAAAAATCTCCCGATAAAATATAATGCCGTGGGGATACTCCTGTCACCTGGATATATCTCGCTGTGACAAACGCATTGAGGTCTTTTTTCCGTATGCTGTCTTCACCGAATCCGCTCGGAATACGCTAAGGCATTTCATCATTACTCTCGTTGAGCACATCAAAATGCAGCGATATGGCGACCCCGTGATTGAACATTTCGGCACAGAGGGAGCAAAGGGCTGGTCGGTGATGCAACTCATTGAGACCTCGTGCATCACGATGCACACCACCGATGAGAGTTCAAATATTTTTTTAGATGTGTTTTCATGTCGTAAGTTCGAGCCTGAGGATGTGATTGACTTCGTTCGCTCTTACTGGTCACCGCAAAAAATAATGTATAATTACATAGAGCGTGATGCGGGTGAAGAAGATAGAAAAGAAGGTGAAGGTCTACCAACCTCCTATTGTGAGGACTAGCGAACAGGCGAATAAAAAATGGTTAAAACAAGCAAACGACATGAAGGCGACAAAAGGTCAGTTTAATACATACCGAGTAAAAATATGAGGTTGATATAAAGATGGGATACGGTGATGACTGTCCGTGGTATGACCCGTTTTGCCACATTGTTTCGACCGGAAAGAAGGTCGTAAAAGGCGTGGAGCAATTCGGAGAAGGCATTGGTGATATTTTGCAAGGGGAGAATGTCGGCGACTCGCTTGGAAAATCGTTTGGCGGATTAGCAACTGCTATACCCGGTCCTGCCGGTGATTTTCTTGAGGCAGGTGGAAAGATTGCCAGTGGGGAGAATGTGCTTGAATCACTCGGAAATATGGGCTACAATATGCTTGAAGGTAAGGTGCCGCTGCCGGATTTCATCACCGAAGAACTAGGTAAAGTGATTGACCCATACGAGAGCATTCCCATTCCAGAAAAATTCAAGAACCCACCCTATGAGAGGATAAACCGCACGGTGGGGTTGCTCGATATGGACAGCACATATGACCAAGCAGCCCTCTTATACCTGCTTGCACGTGGAGGACGATATGGGGACGAAGTAGCGAAGGCTATGAACCCCGGTGACGTAGCCGAATACCGTGCGCTTTATGAGACACTTGAAACTAAAAATCCAAACTGGAAAATTCCACTCGACCACAGCAATAGTTCGCTGCAAAAGCGTGCTATGGAAGGCTTCCAAGCCCACCTAAATGAAATTAATGAAATCAAGAAGTATTACCGGAATATGCTCTTGTATGAAACGAGTAAGCAAATGAAGGAGGCTATAAGAGAGGCTGATGAGCAAGCGAGGATAGTCCATCAAGCGCAATATAAAGACGGCGTTAAGTTTGCTTTTAAAACGTTCCAGGAGACATACAGATGGGCTCGTGATAATATCCCCGGTTTGGCTGGAAAGTTAGACGCGTTTGAAACAGCATTTGACACCGTGAAGATGGGGCTCGGTGCATTTGAGAAATGGATTGCTAAGAATAACATACCTGTGTTAAAGCAAATTCGGGACTATGGAGAGTTACAATTGAAAGCATATCAGTTTATTGGTAAGACCATACCTGGTGTGGATGCACTTAGCGAAAAATTGCTCGGTAAGAAGTTGTCAGAAATGAACTACTTGGAAATGACGGATACTGCTACTGCATTCGCAGTGCCGGCTTATGGTGCGGCTCGCTCCGCTATGGAGTTAAACAAGGCAATGCGTGAATCGCTGCAAAACAAGGAGGAGTTAACCGAGGAGGAGTTCCTCAAATTGGTGCAGGACTATATGATTACTGAGTTGTATAAGTTCGAGTTTGAGGGCATCGGTGGAGATATGTATAGCGTGGAGAACTTGGATATACACGGACCGGAGGTTGAGGCTGAGACGGCAGAGCAGCCGCAGCCTATGAGGCTGATTCAGCCCTCTATGAATGCAGGAATCAGTAAGCCGAAGGTCACGAGGGCCGGCCCGGAGCCGATTGAGCCACGTAGTGTAGTCAGCATTTACAAAGAGATGCCGAGTTTTAACGACGTAAATGGTGCATTTGTGCCCGGTATGAGTGGCGATTCATGTAAGTATAAAATTGAGGATATAACGCCTGCCCCTAAGAATGAACTAAATGCTTTATATGAGGGTATTGATAGCATAGCAGAGTTGCCATATTTCGGGAGACGTAGACAGAGGGTGCCTATATAAAATGTAGAATTGATATATATGCACGGCAAAGAGAAAGGAGAGAAGCGAGAGAAGCGAGAGAAAAGAGAGAAGGGGTGCGGCTGTGGCTGTGGGCCGGGAGGCAGCAAGATGAAGAAGGCTGTCAAAGATGCATTCAAGACTATGAAAACTCCGAATGCATCTATGGTGCAGTTAAAGAGGGATTATTAGATGTAATGCTCATCTACATGATACAATAGTTTGGGTGTATCAGGGTATATGATTTCAAATGTTTCACCAGGCTCTTGTTGGCCACATTTGCATATACTCATAAAAAAGTTATCTATGATTCTCACTATCTCATTCAGGGCTTGTATCAAGTCACGTATGAAATCGTCCATTTATACTAAATCTGTATCGTGGTTTAATTTTTGGTTAGATTCTATTTTATTCACAAATGCATACACTCTCGCCATCGCCCATTGCTCCTTGCTGAGTTTCGCACTGATGGGGGCTGATGCATCTTTTTTGAATGAGCCTTTTACCCTGACTGACTCCGGGTTGGTTTTGTGTGCTCCGACACCTCTGTCGTATACCTTTTGCAGTCTTGATATCGGTTGCTTGCTTACTCGTGCGATTTTTGCAAGTGAATGGCTCTCGTCCTTATCAAAGCCGTGTCTTTTATTCCACTGCTGTCTATGTGTTAATCCCATTTATATATACATAGAGATGTATTCGGCTTATAAAGGCTACAAAGCGCTCAAAGGGCTCACCGTTGACCGGCGGACTTTTATGTCGCAGATGAGAGCAAGGGGGCAGGATTTGAATAATGATAGTGACCTGCCGGATGAAATCATTTTTGAGATTGCTCGCACGGATATGGAGGAGGCTTATGCAAAGGCTAAAGAACCGGGTAACCCCGTAGTCTTGCAGTCATATCGCTTTCCATATGTGGCCGTGGTGCGAGGCACCGACAACCTGGATGACCTAAAAACGGATGCATTCACCGGTCTCACAGGCATCCAAGATGCAAACTTTAAGAGGCAAGTTGCTGAGGTGAAAGCATTCCTGGCTGAGCATCCTGAGGTGCAGCACGTGATAGGTCACAGTTTGGGTGGGGCTGTCGCACAAGAGGCAACTAAGGACAATCCTAATGTTAAAACGGTGGGCTTAGATGCTGCGAGAGTGCTGAATACAAATGAGGGGACGAGAAGCCGCAATATTAATACCGATAGCAAGTTCGATATGCTCTTAGACCCTGTTGGTGTGCCTGAGATGAAGCACGAATTTAAGAGGTGGTTTAATGCCGACACACCGAGTGGCCGTGTGGGTCATCGCTCATGGGAGGCTCCGTATAAGAACAAATACAGTAAGGTCAAGGGTGACCCTCGAGCGATGACTGGATTTTACGATGGGCAAATAAGGTATGTAAGTGTATATGACGAGGAAAAAGAAATCTAAAGAGAAACAAGAGAAGGATTGGGTTATAGTTCATGCCGGTGAAGGAGTGGTATTGGAGATACAAAACAATGCCAAACAGAAGACATTACGAGAGGATACTAAAGTGTGCGAGGGAGCATTATCGGAGGCAGATGGCCGACCCTGTGAAAGCAGAGCAGATGAGGGCAAAGTGGAGGGAGAGGTATTTAAAACAAAAGGAAAAAAAGAATAATGGTTGTTAGTTTTTTTGTTGCTTGTGGCCGTTTTGAAATGGCCACAAATTTTTATGGTAAGGGTTATGTTGCTGATATGTTCTCATGATGAGAGCATATCAGTAAGGTTTTTTGCTTGTGGCCGTTTGTGGCCGTGTGGCCGTTTTATTGACCCCAAAAACTTTATAATATTTACGGAGGTTGTTGCCCTCCTTCGGAAATCTTGCTTTGATTTTCAAAACTTTATAAATATAGAGAAACGGCCACAGAAACGGCCACAAGAGATGAGAGCATATATGGTAAGGTTGGGCAGGATGTGGCCATTTCTTTTACACCATAATTAAAACGGCCACAGAAACGGCCACAGAAACGGCCACAAACGGCCACAAGCCCCTAATCCTCCTCTTTGCCGAACACCCCCTCAATGAATAATTTGAGGTAGGCGAGGTTGAACTTGTAGCACCGTGTTGACTCACCACCACCGAAACGATGCTTAGCATCAAGCCTCACGCCATCAATGTCATTTATCTTGGTGAGCACCAACTGCCGAGGATACTCGGGGCTCGGGAAGCCCTCATTAATCATCCAGAATTGATACATCTGTTTGAATTCGACCGGCCGAATGTAAAACTCATCACCGGCCACCTCCCCGTAGTTCTTGTATGTATCGCCCTCAAAATTGTCACGGAGCATCTTATACACATCCGAGATGCAGTTCTGCTTCATGGACTTGTATGCTGAGGTTAGCGGCCGGTCAATCTTTGGGACGAAAGCCGAGATGTCTCGCTGCATAAGTTCAGTGTAGTATGCATCCATCACCTTCGGGTCACGAATAGCCGTGTGGAACTCATCGAACTTGTCGGCATTGCCCTTCCAAGCACTGCTTACCTTGAGCACAACAAAACGGCGGTCATCATATGGAATCTCAACCGGTGTGTGGTTGTTGCTCAGGATGAAGAGCCGAAGGTAGTTGCCGTGGCTAATCACATCCTTATGCTTTGAGTTGATGTCATATCTATTTGCAGTGATGAAATGCTTGATGCTCTCTTTTGAGGAGAAGCCATCTTTGCCCCCCAATTCATTGAGTTGGTAAAGCATCTTCTTGAACATTGAGGGGTTGAAGTTTCCGACCATATCACTGATGTTAGATGTGCGATGACAGTGCTCCTCACCAATGAGCCTCTCCAACTTGTCAATCTCACTATCTTTGCCACCTCCTTGCTCGCCCTTCATGACAATGGCAACCAAAGGCAATTCGGCTGGCTTTTGCACCATATGTGCCTCATAGTTGAGCATATACTGATACACCGCATCATCGCCGGCAGCCACCACCTCTCTCAAATGCTCGTGTATGATACTTGTATCAGCAACCTCATCGGTGAGGCTTCGTGGGAAGCCGGTGAACAGATTGAACACATCACTCGGGCACTTCCTCTCATCAGGGATGAAGTCAATCCCGTTATATGTTCGGCAGTGAGGGTCTTTCATCCACTGATTGTAGATGGGAGCAAGTCCCTTCTTACTTTCATACACATAGGTGCTTGTCTTGTGCTTGAAGCCCTTCTCATTGCAAGGGTAATACGGGCTCTTATCATTAGGTCGGCTGATGAACATTGGAGGCTCAAGAATACGAGCATTATCCTTCTCAAGTTTCCTCTTCACCGATTGGTAATCGGTAGCATCATTAGCCCACTCATCAAAGTCAAACTCAGCCGGCACTTTGATTGCATCATCAAACGGCTTGACAGCCCACGTGATACCGAACTCAGCCGTGGCCTCATTCAGTGTGCTGATGGTGTCCTCAGTGTATGCACCCTTATCCAAATGGAAGCCATCAAACATAAGAGTATCAACTCGGCCGACATTACCGACCGCAGCCATAAGCACCTCATTCTCCATCTTGCATAGCACACGGTTGAGAATACTTGCTTTCGGGTTGCTCTTGCTTCCACCGGTAAAGTTGATGCCCTCGAAGTCGGGATGATTCTTGTTTGCATGAAGCCATTCACGAATGCCAACCAACTCCTGTGAGAGCATCTTCAGCCATTGACCCTTTCCACTCACAACCTTGTCGAGATAGAGGGCAATGAGTATGTCCAACTTTTGGAGGCCGTGCTTAGCGAGCACTTTCTCACGGCTAGTGACATACTCGCGTAAATAGGTGCAAGGAAGGTCATATTTTTTCTCGCATAAGTATAGCAGAAGTGTCGGGTGAGCATTTTTCATATCAACATCAAGGACAAAGGGTCGGACAAGGAAACTTCGGAGGCGGTGCTGGAGGCGTTGGACCCCGAAGGTTGAGCAATATTGTCTGCCGGAAAATTGGCTTAAAGCGAACTTGTATGATATAGGGTATGTGCCGTCGCCATACACAATGGTAGAAAGCCAGGCCTTCACCTCTCGGACATATGCCTTCTCATCCCACTTGTTAGTATCTTGGTCTATCTCGTCCTTAGACCAAAACTGAAGTAGGAACTCATCGTCACTGAGAGAGTAGGCATACTGGGCTGCACGGACATCAATACGCTCAACGAACTTCTGCTGCATCTTGTATATTTGGGTAGACTTTTGCTTGCCGGCCTTGTCTATACTCATTATACTCGCCATGTCTTTAAGTTCTTTTATATATATATTATATATTTTATTTCAATCAATTTAAAACGCAAAAAAAATAAAAAATTAAAAACACAAAAAGAAATGTATCTTTTTGTGTCTTTTATGGTGTTTTTATTTGTGTGCATATGTATGCAAATTTCAGTCTAAGTCGGAGCACTTGCCGACCATCTCCTTGTGATGCGGGGTAAGGAGGTGCTGCTCCATGCACCGGGTGAACACGTATATATCACAATGCTCGCACAATGTTCTTTTACCGAGCACCTTCGGCTTCCCCTCCTCTTTCTTTTCCGCAACTTTTGCTAAATGCTTAGCGCTCTTCATGTGAGGGCCTTTATTCGCGAGGCTATACTCTTGGTTGCAGTCAGCGCAATACCATCGGCGGTCGGCATTGTATTTGTTAACGGCATCACGGTGGCGATAGTAGAATGATTCCTTCTTTTTACTATCGGCTAACTGAGCCTCCAACTCGGAGATGCGTGCAAGCAATTCCTCACGTGTCCTAGTATCAGTCATAATCTCCCCGTTGATTGCACGAGAAACTTCCTCCTTGATTTCGTTGATGTGCATGTCTATACCCATATATATATAGACATATCTTTATATTATATTTCTTTAAATCAATTTATTTCACGATTTTTTTTTCTTTTTACCTTTCTTTTTCGCCGGGGGAGGAGGCTTTTTACCTTTCTTTTTCGCCGGGGGAGGAGTTGGAGGCTCCTCCTCCTCCTCCTCTTCATCATCTTCACCCTCTTTATCCTCAATACCCTTTTCGGCCTTCAGTTTAGCAATTTGAGCCCGAGTCATAGGCTTCTTCACCGGAGCCTCATCGTGGTCCTCAATCAGCACACCATATCTAATATACTGTTCAAGCAAAACCTTTGATGTATGCATCATCCGAGCCATTTCTCGCTTCTCGTTGTTATTTCTTTTTCTCAATTCGCTCCACCAAGTGAGGAATGAGTGCCGAGCATCGTTGAAAGTCATTCCGATGGCTTTTCTCAGTTTGGCAGCCCCGACCTTCCCCACTGGATTTTTCAAGGCAGCATTTGTGATGAGCCACTTACGTGGGTGAGCATCAAGGCTAGCCATTACTGCATTGTGAACTTTCGGAGGCACCTGTTGTATGGTTTGCTGATTTTCAAAATCGCTGCGAGTTTTCATACTTCGGAATACAATCTGTTTATCCTTCGTGGCATAGTAATCATCAATGTCATTTGCGTGCTCCTTCTCCGGCACATCACTAAGTTTGTCTACAATTTTCATGCGACCATAGTTATCTCGGACGGGAGGCATTTCAAGGCCTCCGCCGGCAAGTAGCATAAGCAGTAGATAGTCTTGCCACGTGCTCCATGAATCATATTTGCTCGGCTTCTTGGCTTTGGACACCTTGTCTAACACCGGTTTCCAAGGCGGAGCGATTGTTTTATCGGAAATGTCTTCGGCCGCTTTGTCTTGCACTTTCATGTATCGAACGACGGCGCCTCGCATATCCTCTAAGGTATCCTCGGCACGAGACACAAAGTCATTTAGAAAGGGTGGGCAGTGAGTGGCCACGGCTGTGATGCTTAGCAAAAGTTTCTTGGCCTTCTGAACGAGGTCAATCTCTTCGAGCACGCTCCCGGGCGTGCGGAAGTAATCCCGGTCCTTGTTCTTGACAGCATCGGTAATTTCCTTATCATACTTGGGCCAATTTGTCTTCAAATGGTCTATTATATCTACATCAAAGCCAATTTTAAAGTGATTATAAAAACTCTTAGGGGCTTGAATGGCTGCTTTGATGGTAGCCTCCGCGTAGGCCTGCCCTTTGCCGGGCCCTTTCGATTGTATTTGAGTAGGCATCGTCTCCCGCACGCATTCTTCAATTGCCTTGACATTCCACTTCTTCTTACTATCGGTGGGCTTGGAGGTGCTTGCTCCCCCACCGATTATCCCCTTTGAAGGGTGCGGAGCATACACGAGAGGTGTGGGAGGAGGCATAATTACTTCTCCTACGGGCTGGCATCGGATATATGTAGTCTTACCCTTCTCCCCCTTGCGGATTTTCCCACGCTCCATGCTGATATGGTCTTTTGTGTGGATTTGGGGCAACCCAGCCTCATCGCGGATGCAGTTTATGTCGGCTATTGATATGTTGAACCTACTCATCGTATCGTTCCGAGGCATAGAGCCGCTACGTATACGGCGCAAAATCTGATGTTTTAGGTAGGCCTCTTTGTTATCGGGATTCTCATACCAAGCACGGAATCTCTCAGTCTCACTATCGCTCTTCTTCGGGGGCATCTTTGAATACACTACAGATTATATATTGATATTCCTTTATATCAATTTTATATATATATATTTAAGAAAATATATCTATAAAAAAACGCATACGCTATACTTGGACCATCCCCCGCGGCGATTGTGGGGAGGAGGGTGAATCCCTCTCCGGGGGCGGGGGCTTAGGCTCTACGACTGAGCGGACTATACGCATACCGCACACAGTTATCTCTGTGCAGCGGCTAAGGCGCATAACCCCAAAGCAAGTAACTAGGAAGGTAGTGGCCGCCCCTACTATTGCTACTATATCTGCTGTGCTCTCAACTGCAGGCATATTTTGTATTATGGGGAGAGAACAATAATAATCAGACAATTGTTCACTGCTGGGCTTTGTTTTTCTTCGCATTTTTGTCTCGGCACGGGACACACGACATGAAAATCGGACCAGTTATGGTCTCAGTCGTATCGCTGCTGCGGTAGTGAATGAAATCTCTCTCAACGGCAACCCTTTGCCCTCTCAAGCAATCTTTGGATGCCCTTCGCTTTAGCCGGCAGTGAGTGAGGTCACCGACTTTGAACCCGCACCAGCCTCCTTTGCTTGGAGTCCCAGGTTGTGGTGGTTCGCCGTTGGGTAGACGGGGATTGCGCTGTGGAGTAGCGGGAGCGACAGCGGGCTGTGGAGCGACGGCGGGTGGAGTAGCAGGAGCGGCGAGTTGCATCTGCGCCATATGCGCCGCCAACTGCGCCTCAGCGGCACGTGCCCTTGCGTCAGCCGCCATATGCGCCGCCCTCTCAATGCGGCACAGTTCAATCGCCCTTCCGCCATGAGGCGGAAGAAGCGATTCGAAGTCAACACAGACCGGACATGCAGGTCGGTCCGGCGTGCTGTATCGGAGTAGACAGGCGCGGCAGCATCTGGCGTCACAAGCATCGCAATCTGCAATGGTATAGCCGCCCTCATCTTCATATTTGACAACAACATCCACACCACACCAATCGCAGGTGTCCACTCCTCCTTCGCTGTCCTCCTCCTCCTTTGCTATCATCTGTGCTGCGAAGCAAGCATTGCACAGAGGCTCGCCGTCTTCAGTCTCGGCACGGCAATTGTCGCACAGTAATTCTTCACAGCCTTCACACTGAACAACCCAAATTTCTTCGCCGAGATAGCGATATGTCGTGCCGCAGAATGCGCAGGTATCTTCGTCGTCACCTACCACGGCACACGCACGTCAAGACAGGCGGGCTGTAGGCGGGTGGAATAGGCACCACACCTCCCTCTTCTTCTTCTTCTTGTTCGCTGCTTTCTTGTTCTTGTTCGCTGCTCTCTTCTTCTGCTTGGCTGCTGCTGTCCTTTGCTTCCTGAGGCGAGCCGCCTCCCTCCTCCAAGCCACCTGCGAGTCGCCTCAGATAAGCAGAAGGGACAAGAAGAGAAGGCACCTACCTGCCTTCTTCTCTTGCTTCTTCTGCTTCTTAGGTCCCATCGCTTGCTCTTGCTCTCTTGCGTTCGCTCTTGCCCGACGCACCTAATTGGTAATTAAAGGCCAAAAATTGGAAATTAAAGGCCAAAAATTGGTAATTAAAGGCCAAAAATTGGAAATTAAAGTGAAAAAAAAGGTGAAATTGCAAGAGATGAACGCAAGAGGCCGGTCTTACACTTGCGCTTGCTGTGGTGGTCGTCACGCTGTTCACAACTGCCCAATCCATCAAGACAGACAGCAAGCCATGAACAAGCACAGAGAAAACACCAAGGTGCTGCTTGACCGCGGCAAACTCACTGGTGTGGTGGAGTTCAATGTGGCGCTTGGCGACAAGCACTTCACTGCGAGTCGCAACATCACTGAGAGCGACCTCATATCATTTGAGGGCGAGTTGAAAGCCAACAAGTTGGAAAACTTCAAGGAGCAAGCCGCCTCAATCCGCAACCAGACGGACATGCGAGGTGCGTCACGACCCGACTCGCCCGTGCTCACACGACCCGCATTGCCCCTGTGAATCGCCACTTGCCTCTCTTGTCATATCCCACTTGCCTCTCTTGTCATATCCCACTTGCCTCTCTTGTCATATCCCACTCGCCTGTGCTCACACGACACGACCCGCCTGTGCTCACACGACACGACCCGCCTGTGCTCACACGACACGACCCGCCCGTGCTCACACGACCCGCATTGCCCCTGTGAATCGCCACTTGCCTCTCTTGTCATATCCCACTCGCCTCTCTTGTCATATCCCACTCGCCTCTATTGTCATATCCCACTCGCCTGTGCTCACACGACACGACCCGACACGACCCGCAGGTGAGAAACGCAAGGCGGCTGTGCTCCAACTGGAGGCGGAAGCGAAGCAAAAGCGATTGAAGGAAGAGATGGAACTGGAAGAGAGGAAGCGTGCTTTGCTTGAGGCAGATACGCCACCTGAGCCACCTAAGAAGCCCGACCCGCCACGCACGGACGAAGAGGAGAAGCAGGCACGCACATGCACGCACATGCACGCACAGCACCACACACTGATATGCAGGCATTGGCTGCTGCTGAGGTGAGACAGGCCAAGTTTCTTCAAGGCTTTCACACGAAGCCTGACGAAATAGAGGACTTCAGGGCTACTGCTGCTAACATCAAGGCCAGGGCTGCTGCTAACAAGGCTGACGAAGAGGCAGCAAAGGCTGGCGGAGAGGGCATCATCTCTACTGCTGCGAAGGCGATTAACATTGTCGGAGCAGGGGTGGCCTGTGCTAAGGCCGCCGGAGTGCTGTGAAATCATCATAAACTGTGACTGTGAGCAAGTAGTGTGCTTTCCGATTTAGACTATGCATCATCGAGAGACAAAGGAGAGCGAGGGCGAGTGCTAGCAGAGTATGGCAAACCGGTATCAATGGGTTGAGGGGGGTGGGGCGCTGTGGCCGTTTCTTTGGCCACATTC